ATATCGACCGCGGTACCGACAGCGGATGGATGACCGAGGGCATTCTGGAGCTGTTCGACGAGTTCTACAGTCGCCAGATCGCGGCAGATACGACCAGGTCGATGGTGAAAAACGCCCAGGACGGCTATTTCAATGGCGGGCGCGTGCCTTTTGGATATGAGGTTTACCCGGCGCCAGACAATCCAAAGCGAAAGCGTCTCCGACCACTCCAGACCGAGGCTGAGGTGGTCAGGCGGATATTTCAGCTCCGGATGAAGGGCCTTGGCGGGCGCGCAATCGCCATGCTCATGCGCGACGAGGGCGTGAAAAATCGGGATAGAGACTGGAACAAGTATTCAGTCTCTTCCCTTTTGCGGAACGACGCTGTGCGGGGATGTGTCGTGTTCGGTCGCAGAGGGAGGGGAAGCTCCAGAGTCAAGCAGCCGCGGGATAAATGGATCATCGTGGAAAGCCACGAGCCTATCATTTCAGACGATGATTGGATGAAGGTCCAAAACATGATGGACGACGCCACCAACCCGCAGCTGGGATCGCCAAAATCAACCCACCCCTTCACCGGGATACTACATTGCGAGGAGACCGGTTGTCCCATGCAGATCGAGACGGCGAAGAGTGGAAAATATCACTATTACAATTGCCGGGACGCCCAGAAATACGGGAAAGGCCGTGACCGGCGGATCCCGGCGGAGAAGTTTGATCAGTGGCTGACCGGAATCATCCTGAATCGGATTCTCACCGAAAAATTTCTGACCGACACAATAAAAGAGATCAACGATATTTGTGGAGACTGGGCCAAGGAACACCGGCGCCGCCGGCGCGCAGCCGAGGCGGCGCTTGAGACGGCCACCAGGAAAAATGGCAAGATCTATGAGCTATTCGAGGAATATGGGCGCGACACGCCAAACCTGCGCGATCTGACAAAACGCCTACGGGCCAACAATGCGGAGATCGAGAAAAAGGAGGCGGAACTCAGGGCGATCGATGCGGAGCAGCAGCCGGAATTTGTTATAAGTCAATCAGATATTGCTGATCTGGCTGAAACATTGCGCTATATTATCCAGACAACAACCGACCGGAAGAAGCTGCGGCACTTCTTCCAGTCTTTCATCGATAGGGTTGTTGTCGGTGACACCTCAGTGCGGATTGAATACCGCCCCGAGTGTCTGATTTCCAACCAGGAACTTCGACGAGTTCCCAGTAGGGTTGAATGGCTCCCCGGGCCCGCCTTACTGGGAACAAAAACGATGGTGGTTCAGCTACCTGAGAGGTTCCGTGCGAAGGCGGCATAAATCTTGGGCAAACAGAGGCTTGATCCTCTAAAAACAGTCAGTTATCACTGTCGTTCGTGTGGCCACCGGTTTCGTGCTGAGCCGGAGTCCGTCGTTTCTGCGCCCGAAAAAGAATCCCACCCCTTCATCTATTCTGCCACCTGTCCTGAATGTTCCCAGACCGCTGAGCAGGCGGCCTGGGAACAGAATCTGATGATCGCCCACGCCAATGCGACCGGGCCGACCACCGATGAAGGGATCCGCCGCTGCAAATTCAACGCGCTGAAGCATGGCTTGCGGGCTGATGTGGCGACCTATTATCCGGCCAGGCCTGGCGGATATCCCCACTGCAATGCCTGCGAATGGCTAGAAAACCGGGACTGCATCCAATTTGGAGGCTGCCTGAAACGCGCCGAGCTGCTGCTGCGCCATCAGATCGCGTTCGAAACCAACGATCCCGGGAAGCTGCAGCAGTTCAGGGCCCGGACCCAGGCCCATCTTCAGGCGCTCATCGATGACATGATCCTGGCGATCGCCCAGGATGGCGGGCCGCGGATCTCCAGCCCGGAGTGGTATTACGACAAGGATGGTGGTTTCCACTTGGCCAGCTATACAGACGCGAAGACTGGTGAAAAAGTCCAGATCAACAAGATCGAGGCCCACCCCCTGCTCAAGCTGCTGATGGATTTCGTCAGCAAGAACAAGATGACCCTCGAGGACATGGGCATGACGCCCAAGGTGCAAGAAGAGCAGGAGGCCTTGCGCGGTTTTCTGGATGACGATTTGGATGAAAGGGAGGGGGTGGAGGTATTTCAGGAGCGCATGCAATCCAGCATGGAAAAGCTCGCCAAAATGGTCGGCGGATCCATTCATGAACCTGTCATCGTAGATGGTGAGGTTGTAGATGGCTGACCGGGTATCTGCTACCAAACGTATCCGCCTGCAGAACGTAGCTGAACGCGCAGTGATGCGCTATGCCGACGACCATGCCAAATGGCACAAGTACATCCATAACGTCGAGCTTGATTCTCTTCAGTTGATCAAATGCATCGAGATGGATCGGCACAAGAACAGCATAGATTTCGCCACTCGAAGAGGTGGAAAAACTGCTGTAAAAGAGCTTTATCAGTGCATGCAGAATGCCATTAAGGCAGATCAGGAACTTGGTATTGTCGCGCCTAGGGAGGCGCAAAGCCTGGTCAATCTCGGCTATCACCTGGATGCCATCCGTCGCTCAGAAATCCTATCCGCCTACATCTCCCACAAGAACGGGCGTCGGCAGCTGGCGGATACCCATTACGAGTTCGCCAACCGTTCCAAGGCGAAGGCCTACGGAATTATGGCTCAGGTAGACGGTGGTGATCTGACTTCTGCGTCACTCGAGGAAGTTGATGATATGCCGAAAAAAAGGCTGTTCTCAAACTTCCTGCTGATGATGGGATCGAATCGCCGATTGGGTGCCGCGAATGACTCTGAGAATGAGCCTGAAATCCGCATCACGGGTGTTTTCAAGGGTGCCGACACACTTACCGATCTGCTCAGTTCGGGTAAATACCATGCTCTTGGCTGCTTTCACGGTGATCGTGCAAAAGCTGAATTGCAAAGAATGGTTGAACTCGGAGAACTGGAACCTGGTGAAGTCGATATTGAGAGTTACCGCTACCCAGTTCCCATAGGCCATGTGCTGAATATGATCGAGATGGGCGTGCTCAATAAGCAGTTCATGTTGAACATGCGAGATCAGTTAAGCAGAGACGAGTTTATGCGCCAGCTGCTCTGCATCAACACCGCCAGCCGGAACCTGATTTGGGAAATCTATGTGCGCCGTGCGATGCAGGTCGGGCTCATGGCCAACGTCCAGATCATCGAGCCGCTGCCCGGCGCCAGGCATGTCAAACACGGACTGGTCAGCTTCGGCTATGACGCCGGCGGCCATGGGGAAAACCCGAAGAGCTCGAAACACGCCCTGGTCGTTACAGAGCAGCTAGGCAATTTCATCACCTTCCCATTCTGCAAAACCTGGAGCCCGGGCGCCGACGACCAGGTGGTGAAACGCGATCTCAAGGGGTTCTGGCAGTATTTCCGCCCCGACGTGGCCATGGGCGATGCCTATGGCGTCGGCATGCTCACCCAGCTGTGCGACGAGCTCTATGCCGAGGGTCTGACCGATATCGACCGGCGCGCCGTCGGCGAAGGCGACAGCACTGCCTCGACCTGGCCGGAATGGCCCTTCTCGCCCATTCGATTCGAAGGCATGACCAAACACAACATGGCCGTCGCCCTGCGCTCTGTCTTCCACAACGGCCAGGCGGCCATCCCCTATGTGGACGACTCAGAAGACAGCCTGCTCGATCCCACCCTGCAGGACATGCGCCTGCTGGTGCGCCAGCTGCCCAACATCGTGGCGCTGCCCACCAAGACCAGTTACGCCAGCTACAAGCAGGCCGACAGTAAAATCGGCGATGACCTTTTCGACGGGGCCATGGCCTCCGTCTTCGGCCTGGTCACCCGCGGCGCCGTCCATACGCCGACCGCCATCCTCACCCGTACCCAGACCCGAGAACAACTGATGACAGGAACCGCCTGATGCATATCGGACTCTTTCATGGTTTCAACGTCGTCGATGGCGGGCAGCGCACGACCGATCTGCTGCGTCCCCTCCTGGAGGCCGACGGTTACAGCGTCGTGGAATGCGACTACCTGTGGAAAGGCCTGCTCGGCGTCAAGCTGTGCAACAAGTCGATGGCCAAGCTGATATCGGAAATGTTCCCCCCCG